GTGTTAGTATGTTTCAATATGGGGGTGTAGCTCAGTTGGGAGAGCGGTTGCTTTGCAAGCAATAGGTCGCAGGTTCGATCCCTGTCTCCTCCACCATATAAATAATCGGGGTATAGCGCAGTCTGATAGCGCATCTGGTTTGGGACCAGAGGGTCGTAGGTTTGAATCCTACTATCCCGACCATTTTTTAACATAGGAAAAATTATGAATTCAACTAATGACATCAAAACAAATCTCGAAGCATATCTTGCTGAGAACGAGAAATTCGAAAAAGGTAATAGTGCTGCTGGGACTCGCGCCCGTAAGGCATTGGGTGAACTTGCAAAAGCTGTTAAAGCTAGACGCAATGAAATCACTGCAGAAAAGAACGCCCGCAAAGAAGCGAAAGCGTAATTTTATTCCCTGATAGCTCAGTCGGTAGAGCGACGGACTGTTAATCCGCAGGTCGGTGGTTCGAACCCACCTCGGGGAGCCATTGGAGGTGCCGCCGTAATGGTATGGCAGGAGACTGTAAATCTTCCGACTTATGTCACAACAGGTTCGATCCCTGTCACCTCCACCAATCGCATCGTTAACTCAGTTGGTAGAGTATCTGCCTTACACGCAGGCTGTCGGGAGTTCGAGTCTCTCACGATGCACCAAACAAAATTTTAGAAAGATTATATGAACTATAAACCTCTGCATGATAAAGTATTAGTAATTGAAAATGAAAAGCCAAAAGAAACCGAAAGTGGTATCTACGTAGGTGAAGCTCGTATGGATGAAAACACAAGAGCAGGTACTGTTCTTGCGATTGGCCCAGATGTATATGAGGTTAAAGTCGGAGATATTGTTTACCCAATGTGGACAAAATCTAAAGTCATAAAAGAAGGCGACTTATACATGGGAATTATTTCCCAAGAAGATATTCTTGCAGTAGAAGAATAAAATCAGCTGGCGTTAGTATAACGGATAATACAGCTGCCTTCTAAGCAGTCAATAGAGGTTCGATTCCTCTACGCCGGACCAAACATAGGCGGGGTTGGAGTAATGGTAACTCAACAGACTTTGACTCTGTCGTTCCTGGTTCGAGCCCAGGGCCCTGTTCCATGTTTTAGGAGAAAGTAATGAAACTTAAGATGATCGTCAAGCAACGTAATCGCTTCGTTGCTTTGGCATTACAACGCAAAGCGGGAGTCCATCGTAAAAGCAATAAAGCTTTGCGAAGGCAACATAATGCGAGTATAGCTCAGTTGGTAGAGCAGTAGACTTTTAATCTATTGGTCGTGGGTTCGAATCCCCCTACTCGTACCATATAAAAGCACTCTTGTCAGCACTGTGGGAAGCGCAGATAGACAATACTAGAACAAGGTTCGAATCCAAACAAGAGTGCTTTTATATGGTTGTATGCAGATGTTAGTTTAGTGGCAAAACCGCGGGTTGTGATTCCGCTATCATGAGTTCGATTCTCATACTTCTGCCCATGGGTTGGGATATTTTAATTGGTTAAAAACGGGGATGTATATGCCGCGGAATGTGAGTTCGACTCTCACTCCCACCCACCAATAATTTCGGAAACGTGGTCGAGTGGTCTATGGCTCTAGTCTTGAAAACTAGCGATTCGAAAGGGTCCGTGAGTTCGAATCTCACCGTTTCCGCCAATCAATGGTGCGGTCCTATAATGGTATTAGAGCGGATTGCTAATCCGTCGATCGGTGAAAGCCGGTTTCTGAGTTCGAGTCTCAGTCGCACCACCAACGGTAATGTAGCATAATGGTAGTGCACCGCCTTCATACGGCGCCAAGTGTAAGTTCGACTCTTACCATTACCACCATATATAATATATCCGCCCGTAGCTCAATTGGATTAGAGCACTTGGCTACGAACCAAGAGGTTAGGGATTCGAATTCTCTCGGGCGGTCCAACTTTATAGGAGTGTGCAAAATGTCAGGAAAAGGTAGTAAACAGCGCCCAAAAGACGCAGTCATTAATAATGAGGATAACACGGATACTGGTAAAAATGAGTATTCAGACATCTTAACAACAGAACAATCTCTTACAGAAGTTGTAAGATTTAACGAAGATAACAATCTATATGAAGTAGATCAATTGCCTAAAAATTTGATCAATGAATAAATGTTTCTCCCTAGTGTAATGGCAGCACGTCGGTCTCCAAAACCGTTAGTAAGAGTTCGAGTCTCTTGGGGGATGCCAATGCGGGTAGACAGGTGATGGGGCCACCAGCAGCCTTCCAAGCTGAAGATCGCGGAGTTCGACTCTCCCTACCCGCTCCAGTTTTTTATAGAGTGTATTATGAGAAAAATCAATATCGAAGAAGTAAAGTCTTTTATTCAATCGCAATCTCCTGAAACTAAAATTTACATTGGGGCAGATTCTGAAAGATATCGTCGTAATGAAAAATGGTATGCTGATTATACACTTGCTATTGTAGTACATATTGATGGTCGACACGGTTGTAAAATCTTTGGAGAAGTACAAACCGAATTAGATTATGATGCAAAAAACAATAAACCCTCAATGCGTTTAATGAACGAGGTTTATAAAGTTGCAGAATTATATCAAAAGATTGTAGATTGTATTGAAGATAAAGATGTTGAAATTCATTTGGATATTAATCCAGATATTAAACATAATAGTTCAATTGTAATACAACAAGCAGTAGGTTATATCAAAGGTACTTGTAATGTTGTACCGATGGTTAAACCGCAAGCGTTTGCAGCCACATATTGCGCTGATAGATTAAAAGAAATTTTAGCATATCAACAAGCTGCATAAAATTGCCCCTATAGCTCAGCTGGTAGAGCAACTGATTTGTAATCAGTAGGTCCGGTGTTCGAATCATCGTGGGGGCACCAAAAAATATTTTTATAAATAACGAAAATTGTATGGCATATTGTATAAATATGAATATAAGCCTATTCAATTTTCGCCGTGGACATAATCATGCTATACAGACCTTCGAGTTTATCTGACCCAATATTAAAAGTAATTAAGGACGACCCTGTTCGACCCGAGATTCCTGTAGATTTTAGAATTAGCGAAAATAGAGAAGTATTAATTTTAATGAAAGATGAAAAGCCGCAAGCAGTAGTTTGTGTTGCTTATATGGATGATATTCCAACATCTTGTTCTGAATTATTTAGTACTTCCTTATCTCCATCTACTGTTATATTCTACACCATTTGGAGTTATACTCCTGGCGCTGGTCGCGAACTTATCTTTAAAGCAAGAAACGATATCGTTTTGAATAAACCCCATATTAAACGGTTTGTTACACTAAGTCCTCCGACTGAAATGGCCAGACGCTTTCATATTAAAAACGGTGCAACCGAATTTAGAAAGAATTTGGACACCGTAAATTACGAATATGCTTGACACGATATAAATATTCTGTTATAATATGTTTTTAAGGTGACAATATGAATGAACTTAACAAAGATCAAGCAGCAATTCTTCAGATTTTACAAGAAGAATGTGCAGAAGTAATTCAAGCAACATCGAAAGTATTTCGATTCGGATTGTTTGATACCCACCCAGATACCCCAAGCAAAACAAACACGCATCATCTTGAAGAAGAATTAGGTGATGTTCTGGCAATGATTGATTTGCTAGATTCGCATAAAATTATTTCCTATAGTAATATAATTCAGTTCAAACAAAGAAAGTTCGAAAAGCTACGTACTTGGTCAAAGATCAATGTAGATTACAAGGGATAAACAAACGCGAGTGTGGTGGAATTGGTATACACACAAGACTTAAAATCTTGCGCCGCAAGGATTGAGGGTTCAAGTCCCTCCACTCGTACCATTTTTATATTAAGGAAAATTATGTCTATTACATTAAAGAACTTGGAAAGTGCATTGGCTGGCGAGTCAATGGCACATATTAAATATCGTTACTTTGCTAAGATTGCACGTGACGAAGGATTCGAAGATATTGCAAAACATTTCGAACATACCGCAGATCAAGAAATTAAACACGCTTGGGGACATTTGGATTTGCTAGTAGGCACACCAACAACTAAAGAATGTTTGCAATTGGCTATTGTCGGGGAAACATATGAATACACTAAAATGTATCCTACATTCAAAGCACAGGCGCAACAAGAAGGTGACAATTTTGCTGCAAAAGAAATTGAAAATCAAATTCAAGAATCTAAAGAACACGCCGAGCATTTTATGGAAATCATGCAAAAAGCAGAGAAACGATTTGCAGCTTTAGCCAAAGTTGAAGAACGCCATGCTAAAGCATATGAAGATAAATTAAATAGTCTAGAATTTAAAGAAGCTCTATTGGGAGGCAAATAATATGAGTGAAACACACGTATGTGTAGTTTGTGGTCATGAACATGACGAAGCAACAGAAGGCAAATGGAATGAATTGCCTGCAGACTTTACTTGCCCAGAATGTGGTGTGGGTAAAGACGAATACGAAACAATTTAAGAATACGCGCTTGTAGCTCAGTTGGTTAGAGCAGGGGACTCATAATCCCTTGGTCGCGGGTTCGAGTCCCTCCGAGCGCACCATTTTATATGACAATTAATATTCTTGTTAACGGCACCTTTGATATTGTCCATAGAGGACATATTGAGTTACTTAATTATGCTAGAGGTTGCGGCCAGCAACTTATAGTATGCATTGACTCAGATAGACGAGTTAAAGAGTTGAAAGGCAATAGCAGACCTATTAATAGTCAAGAAGATAGAAAACATCTTTTGCAAAATTTAAGAGCAGTTAATGTTGTTCATATATTTGATTCTGCTGAAGAATTAGAAATGCTTTGTAAAAAGTATTCCCCTATAATGGTTAAGGGTAGTGATTATAAAGATAAACCTATTGTAGGTAGTCAATATTGTAAAGAAATTAAATTTGTGGATTTGGTAAATGGATATTCAACAACAAAAACAATTCAAGATATTATTGCTCGGTGATAATTGTATTGATGTTTATCAGTATGGTACTGTAGATCGTATCAGTCCTGAAGCACCGGTGCCTGTATTCAAATTTTCATATGAAGAAAAAAGAGCAGGCATGGCGGGTAATGTTAAGAATAATCTAATTGCACTTGGTGCAGATGTTACCTTTTTACACGGTGAAACTTCTACAAAAACAAGATTAGTTGACCTTAAAAGTAAACAGCATATCGTTAGAATAGACAATGATGTTATATCTGAAGCACTTGTAATTGATCCAATTTTAGATTTGTTTGACGCGGTTGTAATTTCTGATTATAATAAAGGAACAATTAGTTATGAAATGGTTGAACAACTAATTGCAGATTTCTTATGTCCTGTTTTTATAGATACTAAGAAAACTGATCTACAAAGATTTGAGGGATCTATTGTCAAAATCAATAGTTTAGAACATAGTTTAGCTAAAACATTACCTACCGAGTTAATTGTAACTATGGGTAAGTATGGTGCAAAATATAAAGACAAACAGTATTCGGCGCCTTACACTGAGGTGTTTGATGTTTGCGGTGCTGGAGATACATTCCTTGCAGCATTAGTTCTCGAATTCTTAAAAACAAAAGATATAGAAAAGGCAATTGAGATTGCTAACATTGCAGCTAGTATTACAGTAAAGCATATCGGGGTGTATGCGCCTATTTGGGAGGAAATAAATGAGGCTTGAAGGTTTTGTTGAAAAAGGTTGGGGTAGCGAACTTATTTGGGCTACCAATGATAAGTACTGCGGCAAATTAATGAATTTTAATAAAGGTGCAAAATTTAGTATGCACTTTCATTCTGTCAAAGATGAAACATGGTATGTTCTAAGTGGCAAATTTGAAGTCAAATATATCATGACACAGGATGCAAGTATTAAAAGCTATATTTTAAATCAAGGCGATATTTGGAGAAACGAGCCGCTTGAACCACATCAACTTATTTGTTTAGAAGAAGGCACTATCATTGAAGTATCTACGCCTGATTCCGTAGAAGATAATTACAGAGTAATGCCAGGGGATAGTCAGAAATGAAAATCCTAGTTACGGGACATAAAGGATTTATTGGATCCAATATGGTAAAAGCTCTTGCAACTAATCATGAAATTAGTACTTATGAATGGGGCGACGAGTTACCTACAATTAAGGGATTGGATTGGGTCATGCACATTGGCGCAATCAGCGCAACTACAGAACGCAACATAGAAAAGATAATGGAGCAGAACGTAGACTCCAGTGTTTGGTTTTTGCAGGAGTGTGCCAAACACAATGTTAACCTGCAATATTCTAGTTCTGCTAGCGTATATGGATTAAAGCAAAAATTTACAGAAACATCTCCGCTTGATCCTCGCAATCCATATGCTTGGAGCAAGTTTATGTTTGAATGGTATATTAAACAGTTTACTACAAATATTCGAGTACAGGGATTTCGATATTTTAACGTATATGGCCCAGGTGAAGAACACAAGGGTAATCAAGCTAGCCCGTATCATCAGTTTGAAAAACAAGCCAAAGAAACAAAACGTATTAAACTATTTAACGATTCGGATATGTTTTTAAGAGATTTTGTTCCCGTAGAAACAATCATTGATACACATATTAAATTCTTAGATATAAATGAATCAGGAGTTTGGAATATTGGTACAGGCAAAACAAAATCATTTCAAGAAGTAGCAGAAGAAGTTGCTACCAAACATAATGCGGTAATTGAATATATTGATATGCCTGCAATTTTAAAAGATAATTATCAAGCATACACGTGTGCTGATATGACAAAAACTAATACATCACTAGGAAAAATATGACAGCTAGATACACATCCCAAGCAGCAGTTGAAATGATTGGCAATCGTTATGATTTAGTTCTTATTGCATCAATACGAGCAAGAGAATTAAAGCGTGGATATAAGCCATTGATTGATACCGATAATAAACCTATTGTAACTGCTTTGAATGAGATTGAGCAGGGCAAAATTGGTATTGAATATCTTAAAAAGGTCAAA